TGGTCTGAATAGACATGTTGTCACTGATTGGGCTCATTTTTCCTGTTTTTTGGGTGAAGTGCGCCTTTTGTGCGCGATGCGCCTTTTTTTGGCGTTTTCCTATTACTTTATAATTTGATCTTTCTCTCTTGTATAAGTAGAGTTTTAAAGATAAAAAAGGTACACTAATAGTATGGTTTATTGATTATCAAGGAGTTACAGGTGGTGCTTCTTTTTTCGAGAACCCAAAAAAGGCGCACTTGCCACAAAAAGGTGCACCTTCGCAGATAGGATATTAGTAAATAACCTAATATCAGAAGGGTGCATCCTCCTCATAATTGCCATCAGTGTAGCTTCCATCTGCCAAGTGCGTGTTTTCGGGTTTGACCTCAATGGTCATGTGACGGCCCAAAATGTTGTTTCGCCTGTCTGATATCTTGACAATGCCCATCTTGTCGATGTACAGGTTGACCGCCTTGAAGAACCTCTTGTCCGTGTAGTTCTTGAGCTGATAGCCCCTCAGGCAGTACTGGTAGAACCTACTTATGTAAATCCGTACCTGTCCGTACTGCCAACCGAACGCCTTCGTGATGCTCTCCGGCTTCTCCGCCATCAGGTCAACCTCGCCCAAAGCCTTTATGAACTGCATTTCGCTGCCTGCGATCTTGCCCGTCTCTATGACCTTCTCCATACACTCTATTATGCAGTCGGCGACCAGGTTCTTCACGACCCGCTGGTCGGCGTTGCGCTGCATGTCCTCGTTAAGGTAGGTCACCACCCCGGCCGACAGGAAGGCTTGGAGACAGTCCACGGCGAAGCGGATGCACCCGTTGCGGTTCTCACGGCTCCATGAGTCGTCGAAAAATGTCTCCCCCGGGAACGCATCCCTCACGCTGTGCGACGCCCCGAAGGTCTTCTTGATGGGTAGAACGATGAATCGGTCGCGGTCTGAGTCAGACTCGAGGTTCGGTAGGTAGTTCGTGGTGATGAGGATTTTCGGGCTGTGCTTGTACGGTATGGTGTAGCTCTTCTTGCCCTTCGCCTCGATGAGCATGTCGTCCGTGATCATGTTGTAGAACTGGTTCATCAGAACCCCCGGAGCCGGGTCGTTCAGGTAGTAGCACTGAACCCCCGGCACGATGCGCTGATTCTTGAACTGCGAGTCGGCCTTGTAGTTCCGCCCGTCCTGCTGCACCGTCCAGCGCAAATACTCAATGAACTGCGCAAGTATGCCCTTGCCCGACCGCCCACGCGCCTGCTCCTGATCGTCCACGTCCTCGATAATCATCAGGGCCTTCGCGTAGTCTCTTTGCTTGAAGTAGTGCAGGATGTACCCGAGGGCGGTCATGATAAACCGCTTGTGCTCCTCGTCAATGGTGATCATGTCGATAAACTCCCCGAACGAGCCGTGCTCCGTGGCGGGCTCGTAGTCAAAGTCCTTGATGTGCCTTGAGAACACGCACCCGTCAATGTCGGTGTAACGGACCAGGTCTGACCTGTCCTTGGTGATTCTCAGGGCCCCGTTTCGAAAGAAGATGTACGACGACTCCCTGTCGTCCCGAACGAGGTCGCCGTCGAACACAGGCAGGGCCTCCATGTACTTGACGATGGACGGCATAAAATTGTAAAGGACACGGTTCGCCCCTTCCTCCTGGTAGTTGGCGTCCACCTCCCGCCTGTAGTCCCTTTGAATGCACGCCGTGTCGGTCTCGTAGATCACATTGTCCACGATGCGCACGAGGATGCTCTGCGACTCCTCCGCCGATGACATACGCATCCATTGATAGCCCGCACGGGTCGCCCAGTCGATGATGCCCTTCACGTCCACCTTCCACACCTCTCCGCCTCTCGTCGTGACGCTGTAGGCCATCGGGACGGCCTCGGGGAGCTCGATGTGCTTGTCCTCGGCTATCTCCCTTATGTGTCCGTATGCCACCTTCCAATCGCGGCCGCAGTAGTGGTAAAGCACCTGGCTCGGCAAATGACTGAATGACTCGTCGCCCCCGAAGGCGGGCATGGGGGTGGACGTGCTGAACACGGAGAGCCGCTTGCTTTGCAGCCAAAGGTTGGCAGAGGCGGGCTCACGGTGGCTCCTGCCCGGCCGCCACAGCTTGATGTACTCCCATATCTGACCGTCCCACGCCTTGCGCTTGACGTTCCCGTCGGTGGTCCAACCTTCGGCCACGAGGTACTCCGACACCCAGTCGGCGGAGACACGCTTGTCGAACTCGCGGAAATAGGGAGCAAGGTCGGCGGGAGGCGCGATGGAGGGTAGATTGTTGCCTTTTTTACTCTTATGCCCCTCCCATTGGTTGAGCTGTGCGGCGGCGTCGCAGACGTGCTGCATCTCCTCGAGGGTAAGCTCCTGAAGGTCCTCGAAGGAGCCGTTGATCATGTCATACCCCGGCGACGGGGCGCAGTAGGTGATGCCGTTGTTCCCGGCCGACCTTACGGCTATCCATTCCTCCCCCGTGGGCGAGGAGGCGAGGCTCTTCTGAGTAGGCAGCACGTTGCAGAGGAAATACCCGTGGTAACCGGCACTTCGGGTTGACTCCCACAGGATCTTGCCCCACACGTCAGGGTCGAGGATGTGCCGGAACTTCTCCCACAGGTGCTCTCCCGGCGCGTTCTTCTCATCAAAGTCGAGCGCGCAAAGGAGGCGGTTGCACTTGCCATGTATGACGGCGATGCCCTTGTCATATCCGGCCTCGTAGAGGGCCGTCAGCTCCTCCAGGCTGAAGCCCGTGTCGAAGCGGTCGCTGTAGTTGGGGTGGATGAACTTGCCGCTGGCGTAGTTGAGCGGCACGACGTGGATGCCCTGTTCATGCAGGCTTACGATCAGGTCTCTCATGGCGATGTGACAGGGTTTTAGGTAGGTTGTGACTGTAGTACTCGACACCCTTCTCGGTGCGTGCCAAGGTAAGCACTCCGTTGCTAACGAGGTTAAAAATGAGCCTTTCTCCGTCGACCGCCTCCCCGATGGTCGCGCAAATGTGCTCTGCGTACCGCTCCAGCTCATGCTTGGGACGCATTTCGATGTCGGTGTAGATCAGTCCGGCGAGGAGCTTGTAGAGGAGGCGAGTGGGTTTGTTGGTGTCCATTGGTGCTGTTAATCATCTATTTTCAAGGAAAATATTTTTTTACCGATAACAGAATAACGTCCATTTAAATCTTTGCTTAAAACATGGTGCATGAAATAACCAATCCCATATTTTTCTGATAAATCATTAAATGATTCTTCATACAAAAAATCGTTTTCAGTTAGATCGCAAATGACTTTTAATTCATGAAAGTAAGACTCATCCTCATATGTGTATACCATCATGCCATCCATCAAACAGCTAAATACAAAGTCTTTATCAATGATTCCAAGGGTAGTCAGTTCCTTTTTTATTTCCTGATAGGTATCAGAAAGGCAAAATACTTCCATTGTAATTTTATTTTAGGGGTTAAAAAACCCAGTCCGTGGAAACGGACCGGGAAAATCTAATTGCCGATGTACAAAAAACTACTTCGACTCGATCATCGATATTTCGGAAATATCGACTAAAACATAGGTAATGATGCCGTATTTGGCGAGCTCGCGGTGTCGGTAGTCTTGCAATGGCCGTGGCTTCTGACCCGGCCGCTTGACCTCAATGTACACCGTCCGGCCGTCCTTATGAGCAATCAGATCGGGGCTCCCATTCAAAGTCGTCTGTATCAGCTTGTTTACCAGCCACCCCTGGCGTCGTAGTTCCTTGACGATCTCCGCCTGTATCTGCGCCTCGGATTTGTTTGAGAAGTTCATCGCCCTTGCGGCGAAGGTACTCATTCTCGTCGGGCACATGGTCGAGGTAGTCCCTAACCAAGGCGAGGATGCGGGCCTTCTCGGCGGCTTTCTCCTCGATCAGCTTCTCGCTTATGGCGATCCACTTGACGGCGTACAGCGTCTTGTTGTCCTGCTGCATCCTTAGATGCGCCAGCGCGGACTCGCGCTCGGGGTTGTTCTCGTGGTTCATGCGAAGTAGAGCTTCACGGTGATAAGGAAAACACAAAGCATGAGGGTGAACGCCATCGCAAGGCAGGCGATGATCAGTCGGTCGGTCCATTTGTTCATATCTCAAGTTTTAGGTTGACGTCTCTTATGGTGCCGCTCTTCAGGTGAATGACCTTGATGCGGCGGTACTCGTTAAAGTACCTCACCGGCTGGTCGGCGTACTTCTCCAGCACGGCCTTGGTAATTTCAGGCAGCAGCATGGGCGACGATGCCGACGCGCCTGTCTGATTGATCTCGAGCAGCGAGTACTCGTCGTTTTCTGAAAACGTCATGGTTGGGTGTTTTATTGCTGTTATTCCAAAGATTCGGAGGAGCTTGAGCCACATGGTGTGAGGTAGTCTCGTTTGAAATGGGCGAGGGTGTAGTCCTTCTTCTTCATGACCGCCCGGTATATCTTCTCCTCTATCCCACCCCGGCTGAACAGCCAGTACACTTTCGCGCTCTTCGTCCTGTCCTTGGTTTGCAGCCTTGCTCGCGCCTGGAAGTACGACACCGCGGAGAAGTCGATGTTGAGCATCACGATCGCATCCGCCGCCGACAGGTTGATGCCCTCCCTGCCGCTCTGTATCTGCGAGACGTACCATGTGTCAGGGCCGGTTGCGTTGAACTCTTCGGGCGTCGGAGCAAACCTGTCCTCGCCGATGTGGTCGTGGATCAGGTGTATCTCCTCCACGAATTTATAGAAAATGGCGATCTTTTGCCCGTCGAATCGGTCGAGGATATACTTGGCCTTGGTCGGGTCGATCACCACGGACAGGCGGTCGGGCACGTCGGTGATCACCGTCCCCGAGCAAAGCTGGTGTATCTTGTTCATCAACTTGCCCGCCGTGTCGGCTATGATGGCCCTGCCCTCCTTGTTCTCGTAGATTCCGTCCAGGCGCAGGCGGTCGACGAGTTTCATCGTCCGTGGCAGCATGTCCACCCACAGGATCTCCTCCTCCACGGCCTCGGTGAACCCCGCCTCGGATTGGGTGAAGGAGATGAACAGGTGGTCCACCTTCTCCCTGATGGCCTCGACCTTGGCCTTGGAGTAGTCGTTCACGGCCCTATTATAGAAATGCTTGACGCTCGGGTAGGTGTAGTCCTTGGCCCATTGGTAGAAGGTGTGGTGCCCGAACGGAGAGCGCTGGCTGACCCACAGCTGATGGAATATCTGCGACCACGACTCAGGCGTCGGCGTTCCCGACAGGAACACCACGGGGCGGTCGCGGATGATCTTCTTTAACGCCGCCGTCTTCTCTGATGGCTTGGGGAAAGCGCCGAGGCAGTGCGCCTCGTCGAGGATGATGAAGTCGTACTCCGACGGGTCCTCGAGCTTGTGCAGCGACTCATAATTGATGACGTCGAAGTCGAAAGTGTGGGGCATGTTCTCGTACTGGTTCGCAATGTCGTCGAGTATCTTCTTCTTGGTCACGAAGAGGACGTTGAACGCCCCGTACTCCTCGGCGATGGCCAGCGCGGTAAGCGTCTTGCCCGTTCTGACCTCCATCGCCAGGTAGAGGAGACCGTGCTCTTTCAGTATGGCCACGCCCCTGTCGCGGATATCAAGCTGGTATGGTCTGAGCGTCATGATTTGGCCTCCTTTACAAAGTCATAGGATTGGTCGGCATTCAGACAAAAATCGTCGATGAAGCGGCACATGCCGTCGACATCGATCATCTCGGTCCTCCACTTGGTTTCATTCTTTTGATACCACAGCATCATCGCCTCGGCCTTGACAGACAGCTCGAACAGGTCCATTACATCGTCGTCGCGCTTAACGCCGCTCATCATGATTATGTTGGCCTTGGCGCGGATGCGATCCATGACGCTGTGCAGAAGGCTGATGTAGATATTCTTGCACAGCCCCCGGTTGTGGAGGGTGTTTGCGGCTATGTCTACGCTCCAAATGGAATCAAGAAAGTTGTTGTCTAAGAAAATCACTTTGGGTCTCATGTTGCGTTTATTTCGTTTGCTTGTAGAAAACCCATCCCGTGGAAACGGGTCGGGGGTGCTTGCCTCTGAAAACACGAAATTATTTGCGGTGCGCGAGCTTGTAAGAGGTCTGCCTCGGCAATTCTCCCGCGTGCTGTGCCAGCCAAAGGGTTTTTGTGATGTTGAACAGCGAGAGGTCGTCGTTCGTGTTCCCCTTGACAATGAGCTGCCACCCCTTGCCCTGGATGTCGCCCTTTTTGCCTTCCGTGCGGGTCTTGGCGTTAAGGTGGAGGATGGCGACCGCGTCCACCTCCACGCCCCCGACCTCGGAGAGCAGGCGGCGGTAGGCGGCGAGTTGCAACCAGTAGGCGGGCCATACGCTGCCGGACGTCTTGATGTCTACAAGCAGCAGCCTGCCGTCCACTTGCATCACGCGGTCGATGGTCCCGGCATACCCCAGCTCCGCGCTGACGTAGTTTTGCTCGTTCATCTTGATGGTCGGGCTGAACCGCTGGGAGAACTCGACGTACCTCTCGAACATGGCCCACTCTCCGAGCTTCCATCCGGGGCGGCCGTCGTCGTTCAGTAGCGACACCTCGGAGCCATTGTCGTACGCCTCAGTCATAGTGTGCACGGCCGTGCCGCGCTCGGCGGCCTTGTCGCGCAGCTCGTCGCTGTCCTGCCCGTTGTTCTTCAGCCACTGATAGAAGGCGGCGTCCTTGGGGTAGGCCTCCAGGATCGTCGTCACGCTGGGTACGAAGACGCCGTCCTCGTTGCGGTAGAACCTCGCGTCCAGCAGCGTGATCTGCCTGGTCGAGGTGTCGATGATGTAGTTCATCGTGTTTTGGGTTTTAGGTTAGGCGCCGGTGAGGGGGTCGAACCCGCATCACCCACGAAGGTGGGGCTCTGCCTTGGGCATCATTGGGCCACTTGAGCTAACCGGCGCTTCAGTCATCCGAACTGATGCGTTTAGAACGGCTCGTCGTCGTCGGCTTCGGCCCCGATGGCGAGGGTGCCAGTGGCCTGGAGCTTGGCGTGAATGTCGGCGATGAGCTTCTCAAAGAACTCCAGCTGATCGGAGTCGTCCCATGTCTCCTTGCCCTTGACCTTCACCTTCTTCATTGGCGGCAGGCCGTTGGGGTTGTCCTTCGTGAATGCATGTTTGATGCCGCCGCTCTCCTGGACGAGGATGATGTTCGTCCGCTTGACGCCGTCCTTGACCTCCTCCTGCTTGGGGATGAGCTTGACCCGCTTGGAAAGGTCGACGTTGGGGAGAGCCTTGAGGAACGAGGAGGCGGGGCTGCTCGAGAGCTTGAGCTGCACGACGTACTTGAGGTCGTCTCCGATGTGGATGTGGAGCTCCTTGCCGAACTGCCCGTCTCGGGTGGTGAGCCCTGTCATGAAGCCCTCGAGGCTGTCGTAGAGCTCCTCGTGAACGACCTTGCCGCTGCTCTCGATCTGACGCTCCCTGCTGTGCTGTGTAGCTTCGCTGACCCTGCGGGCAATCTTGCCGCCCTGGATGCTGAGGTAGACGGTGCTGCTACCTGTGGATTGTAGTCCCATGTGCTATTAAAGGTTTATGGTTTACGATAGCGTTTCTGACGTTCGATCATCTCCTCGCGCTGCTTCTGCGTCTCAATGATGCGCTTGTACAGGGCGGCCGTGCGGGTTGACAGCTCCCACTCGTCGATGACGCCCGACCAGCGGCCGTAAAATGCGTCGATCAACCTTTCGGCGTCGTTGCGGGTGCAGTACAGCATCGCGTTGCATGTCTGCAAATGGTCGTTCTGCATCTGAGCGTAGTTCTCGCGCTTGAGCGTCTCCTCCCTGTGGCTAATCAGCGTGAGGAACCCGAAGAACGCGGCGAGAGCGAAAAGAAAATACATCTCGTTCATGGTTATGGGGTTTAGGTTGTTACAGGTTGTCGGCGAGGGTGGCCAGCAGGCAGAGCAGCACGATGACCGCCACGGTGAGGTTGTCTTTCTTGGTCATGGTGCTATTCATCGTAGTCGGTTGCGGTGAGGAGTGTTTTCTCGAGCTCTTCTGCGCGCTTGTCATAGAATGCCTCTATCTCTCTTGCGAGGCGGACGGAGCAGCGGCCCGTGCAGAGTGCGACGTGTATGGTGCCAGCCTGTACGCCCGCCTCTTCTGCAATGAGTCCGGCGTCGCCCCGTCGGTAGAGACTTTTGTAGTAGTCGATAATGCGTGGATCTATTATGTTTGCCATTTGCGTGTGGTTTGGTGGTTAGATTTTTTTGGACGGTGGGCATCCCTCAAAGATCGAAGGATGGAGCGGTGAGGAAAGTGCCGTATGGCATGATGTAGTCCTTCCCGGTAATCGATGAGGTATAGATCTTGCAGCGCTTCGTCTTACCGAACTCGTCGATAATGACGGCGGTCTTTTCTGACCGGCTCAACAAAGTTACCTCGTGAGTAACATCGCTGTTTGCGACTGACTGGGTGGAGAGTTTCATGGTGTTCATGGTGTGTTGTTTTTACTTTGATATATCAAAGATAAGAACCTTTGATAAAATAAACAACATTTGACGAAAATATTTTTCAAGGCATCAAAAAGGCCCCCGGTAGAAACCGAGGGCCGAGAAACCTAAAACCAACCTTGCACATGAGAAAAGGCTATGTCTTCAGTTCGAAATGCATCCCGTCCAGGCGGGAGAAGTTGCCGCCCCATACGAACCCTGCATCCGTAAAGCATTTGACGAACCCCGCCGACAGCTTGGGTTTCTTGCCGAGTGCGTTCTCGAACGCGTTGACGTCGATGGCGAGGCCCCATGCGTGCGTCGAGAGGTACCTTGCCCCTCCCTTCGGGTTGCCCGACGCCTGGAACCGCCGCCATTGCTTCTCGAACCCGCGTATGGGCCGAGGGTTGTAGCACCCGTCCCACGTCTTCAGTTCCTTCACCCGGCCGCTGGCGATCAGGGCGCGGAAGGCTTGTTCAAGCGGCTTGACGAGGCTCTTATGGCAGTAGATGCGCTTGGGGATCACGCCTATCTCCATGTCTGCCGCCACGTCCCACATTACGAGATTCCGCTTGAATGATGGACTGAACGGGTTGCCCAACTTGGCCCACATGGTTACGCTGCTGCTCATATCTGTGACAATAGTTTACGTTGAGCCTTGGCTATTATTCGGAACGCCTGCGACATGATGCGTACCTTGTCGGCCGCCATGTCGTCGTACAGGTCGACGCTCCACTCGTGGCATTCGTTGATGATGATGACCTGAGACTCGATGATGTCGAGCACCTTGGGCTCGGCGTCGGCCTCGGTTATGATTATGTCGGTCTCCTCGCTCATAGTATCACACCTTTGTGGATGCGCTTGTTTCGCACGTGAAAGTTGTTTCCGTCCACGTCGACGATGGAAAATCCGTGGTTCCATTTGTTGATGGGGAGGTAGGCTGGGTGCAGCTCGCACAGACACCCCAGCGACCACGTGGTGGTGATGTCCCCGTTCATGTTGCTCTCCGTGTGCTCGCTGGTCTGATGGTTGTGGCCCTGCATGGCGCTCACTTTTCCTCGCAAGAACAGACCGCGCGCGATATTCACGGGACTGAAGATGCTGCCTCCGAACTCATGGCCGTGGAGGACGTTCAGGTCTCCGAGCTTGATGACCCGCTTGCCGCCAATTACCTCGATTCCCTCTGCCCGGGCCTTGATGATGTTCTCCAGCTTGAACTCGTCCACGCCGTCGAGCTCGCCCGCCTTGGTGTAGAGGAAGTGGTCGTACCGCTCCTCGTGGTTTCCGAGCTTGAAGTACACCTTGCAGTCGAAGATGGTGGCGATGACCTCGAACAGCTTCCTGAACGCGTCGAGTTCATGTGCGAACGACCTCCCCTTAGGGTCCTTGACGAAGCGAGAGAGCATGAAGAAGTCGATGGCATCGCCGTTCAGAAGTACCGCATCCGGTTTCTCGTTCTTTGCATAATCGAAGCACGCAGTAAGCGCGTCCAAACTATGATAGGGCACGTGAACATCCGAAAGGACCAGTACGCGCTTTGCAGCAATAGGGAACGGATCGTAGACGGTCTCCTCACTATCGGGTAGGTTGTATGGGTTCCTTGGTCGCTCGGGTACGATCTTGCTCGGTATCTGCGTTGCTGATGCCTTGCCTTCCAACCTCCTCAGTGCCGCACGCACGGCCTCTACGTCCTTGAAAGTCTCCTTGTTGTCTTTGTAAATAATCCGCGCGAGTTTCAGGCTGGGCATCTCCCATCCGTACTTCTCGCGGTACGACAGGCACAAATCCTTTATCCTCATTTTCTTTTTATGTGGCTCAGTAGCAGCACTATGGTCAGGGCAATGAGTAATATGATCCACCATCTCTGCCTCTCCTGGGTTTTTTCTGACCCATAGAGCTTGCCCTGAAGGAGGTTCTTCTCGTCGGACAGGCGGATGATGGCCTCGGTGTTGTTCACGGTCCTGATGACCGTGTCGCGGATGGTCTGACGCTCGGTTATGGTCCGGTAGCGTATCTGCACGATGCGCACCGTGTCCTTCTCCACGATGGTGTCCCACACGAGGTACGGCAACCACGTGGTGTCGGCTATGCGCAACGTGTCGCCCGGCACGACGATCTCGCTCATAGGGACCGGGTTCTCCAGCACCCACTTGGCGATGGCCTCGTCGATCAGCTCCTTCTGCTTCAGCGCATGCTTGGCGGGGTTGCAGGACAGGGCGGCAGCGAAGGCCACCGCCCCGATCCAAAAAACCCCGTATGCGAAGGATTTGCTCACTTGAGTGTCTTGAGTGCGCTCGGCTCGATGTAACCTTCCGCCAGCTCGGTGCTCTTCTTTTTAGACAGGATGGAGTACACCAGCGGAAGGACAGCCAGGGCGATGCCGAGGATGCTCTCGAGCTTCTCGGGCGACAGGCTGCCCTTTGCTACGAGCAGGCCTCCGAGGCCGATGATTGCCGACCTGATGAAGCTCTGAAGCATCTCAAGTCCGAGGGTCTTGTCGTACATGCCCCACACGACCGAGAAGGCCGACATGGCGATACCCACGAGCATCTGCCACAATACCTGATCGATGGCATGCCCGAGGAAATTCTTTCCGATCAAAAACACGCCTACGCTGGTGAGCAGCGTACGGGCGATGGTGAAGATGGTTTCCTTGTTCATCAGTTCTGAGTTGTGGGTTTTTGTTGTAGACGAAGGTGGCGCAGGACGATGTTGTAGGCTCGCTGGGCGTGATTAGGAAGGGTCTTGTAGTCGTCGTAGTCCTTGCCCGTGACCTCCACGTTTCCGTTCGCTATCTGAACGCCCGCGCTGTCCTTGAGCTGGTAGTAAAAGCGGACCATCTTGTCCAGGTCCTCGTAGGCCACATCCACGTCAAGGTCCACGCCGTCGACCGTCTTGCCGTCCTTCCATACCTTGACCGGGTTGACGTCGATGCCTTTTCTTTTCGGTGCCTTGACGCTGTCCACTACGGCGGACTGGTTGTTGACGGCCGTCTTTCTCTGTCCCTGTGCATTGAGTGCAATTATTGCACATAGCACCATGATTGCATACTTCATGCTATTTGATTTACTGTTACGATTACGGAAGGAATTGCAGGGCGGGTCGGGTTTGACGCCGTGCCCTGCGCCTGGAGGCTGACCGCGGTATCCGCGCTGTGCCAGCACAGCTCGAAATAGTCCCCGGCGGCCGCCTGCACGAAGAAGTTCCACGCGGCGACGAACTTGCCGTTGTTGCCAACTATGGTCACCTCGGTCGCCGTATTTCCCACGTTGACGCCTCCCTTTTGCAGCCATATCTGCACGGCGTCGTCGCCGCTGTCGGTCTTCTCCAGCTGAACCGAGAAGGCGATGTTGTATACCCCGGCATTGGCGATTGTTATTCGGCTGTTTGAGACGATGCTCACCCCGTTGGAAATGTCGGTGACGTTGTAGGTCATCTTATTCGTCGATGTCGCCCCTGCGTTGGTCTGATCCTGGGTGGAGTAGAACGACCCGTACCACCGTGGGTCGACGTAGACCGTGATGTCGTTCTCGCTGACGGTTACCGTGTTCATAGTGTGATGTCTTTTTGCACGATGAATGCCCCTCTGATGTAGGTGCTGACCACACCCGTGGCGAAGGTCGCCTGTAGGTCGTAATAGTACACCCCGCAGCCGGTGATGTCGCAAACCTTCGACAGCGTGATGACGTTGTTGCCCGCACCCCCGACGGTGAGGCCGTCGCCTTCGGTGAGTTCCCACAGAACGTCTCCGTCCGCCTTGGTCCTTACCTGTATCTTTATCGCCGCCGTGGCGAGGCTGACGGGGCTCCCGGCAGAGTCCACGATCGTGAACGTGCGCTGGAGAGTGTCGTTGCGGTAGGCAATGATGTTGTAGATGCCCGGGTTCATATCCTTGTCATGTTGATGTGTATGTCGTGTGGGGCGGTTGTGTTGCCGCCGAAGTACGGCCGTAGGAGGTATCCTATGCGCCGCGGGCAGACAGGCACCCTCATGGTGTTGTGCCTTGCCTCAAGGATGTGGATGTCACCCTGCTTTCGGATGCGGTAGACGCTTTCCTGACCGATGGCGGTGAAGAACATGGACGCCCACGCCCTCTTGCCGTTGTCGTACCAGTAGGCGAGCACCTCGACCATGTCGACCTCCTTGTGGTACCGCCATCCGAACCTGACGGAGTTGTCGTGGTGGTGCGGCATGTAACCGAGACCGAATAGCTTGTTGATGTCCGCCTGTTCGGGTCCGATGTCGTATCGGCATGAGGGCATGAAGGTGACCTTGTATGCCACCTCAGTGTCCATCGTGACGACCGGGACGCGGAAGGATGAATGGGTGCCTTTACGGATTATCATCTGTCCACTTTATTGTTCAGACCTATCTCGATGACGGTGAGCTTGTCCATGATCTTGTCCAGCTTGGCGTAAATCTCATCGTCCTGCTTTTCGACGGCCTTCAACCGCACGTCCAGCTCCTTGAGCTTGACCTGGAGATCCGTGTAAATCTTGAACAGACCGATCGCAAACCCGACAGACTGCACGATTATGGTCATCACCCACATCTCCATTTTACTTCGCCTTTAGTTGTTCGGTTGCGGTTAACATTATCTTGTTGATCAGGGCCGTGCTTTTCTTCGCGGGCATCTCTCCCAGGGCGTCAAGTATTACATTGACTTCCTCAACCGTCAGGTCAAGTTTCACGGTCTTCTGTTGCGCGGGCGTGAACGAGAGCAGCGTGATGGCTGCGAGGGCGGTTAGTTTCTTCATTACGGGTTTGGTTTGGGTTTGGGTTCAAGGAATGAGACGGTGGCAAGGTAGTACAATGTCCCACCTATGTCCACCTCGATGTATTGCGTTCCGTCAAGTACCACAGATGATGCGACCCTGCTACCAAGTTTCCAATTCGCCGCCGTTCCTCCTGATGGCGCAGATGTTCTAATATGACCATTTGTGAAGGTATTGCCGTTTACTTGCAATTTAAACGCGCCTTGGTCGGAGGTGTATCCCACCAGCACCTCGGAGTTTAGTTGATACATCTCCGAATTGCCGAGTGCGGTCGTTCCCGTCCAATACGGGAAATAGTTCGCGGTTCCGCTGCCCGTCACCCGTGCGAGTCCAGCGACCGAGTCTATCCCCTTCTGCACGCGCGCACGGGTTGCCATCTCTACCGTGTCGGCGGTCAGCGTTCCCGTGGATGTAATAGTTCCTCCGTCAATGCCGAACCCTGTGGCAACCGATGTCACTCCACCGCCACCTCCCGAAGGCACGGCTGCTTTTTTGATGCGGCCATCGTTGTCAACGAAGAGCATGTTTTGAGCCGTTGAGAACGAATCCACAGATGCTATGTTCATCCTTCCCGATACGTATCCGTTGCCGTTGACTTGCAGTTTATAATCGCCCGCATCGGATGAAGTGCCGATTAGGAACTCCTTGTCCGCGTTGAACCTTCCCGCCTCTCCGTTCCCTGAGGACAGGATGAGTGACTGAGCGGACGGCGCAAAGAGGGTAAGGGATGTGCCTGTAGCGATAATCGCGTCATTTGTCACCGCCACCCTGTTCGTGCCCGCTGCGTTCTCCACCCGGAACTCACCCACATCTCCACTTAGCGTTAGGTTGCTCCCGTTCTTTGATATCACCCTGTTACCTGTCAGCGTTCCGTTGGAGTTGTAGAGGTTAGTATACCCTGCAACTTTCATTGAGTCTATCGTCTTGTAGACCCTCGCCCGTGTTGAGATGGACACGGTGTCCACCGCCACGCTGCCCGTGGTGGTGATGGTGGTGAACGCCATGCCTACCCCCGCCGCCACGGAGGTCACCGTGCCGCTGCTACCGCTTGGGACGGCTGCTTTGCGTACCACCCCGTTGACATCCGCCCACAACATGTTAGATGGAGAAGCGGAGGAGTCGATGGTGGCGATGCGGGCGCGACCGTTGATATGAAGGCGTTCGGAGGGGGAGGTGGTGCCGATGCCCACATTGCCTGCGCTTGGCTGAAATATTAAATTTCCACCAGCCGTTCCGTCGTTTCGCAAAAATGTTTGATGCCAATAATGAGATGTAGGTGAGTTTAATGCTCCAATTTCATAAAATATATCTCCGGGCCCTTGGTTTAGTGGGTTCAATCTGATGTGGCCGTTCCCAGCCGATGCGGATGCATATCCGCTTGTGTTTACATTTGATACAACGTGTAATTTATTTGCAGGACTCGCCGTGCCAATCCCCACACTCCCACTACTTGCAGCCAACACCGCCCCCGTGGTGTTGTATATCGCCCCCGAAACTTGCAGACGATAGTCCCCCGCGTCAGTAGTGGTGTTTATCAGCAATTCCTTGTCGGCGGTGAACCTCGCGGCCTCCCCGTTGCCCGATGACAAAATCAGCGGTTGCGATGTGGGCGCGAACAAGGTGAGAGGGCCACCTACCGAGAATATGCCGTCCGATGCGTGGTTGACGTAAACGTTGTTAGCGGCGTTGGATACCCTTACATTGACGGCCGAGCCTGAAACGTGCAAGCGTTCGGAGGGGGAGGTGGTGTTGATGCCTACATCGCCCGTTGATGACACTCTCATTCTCTCTGTTGGATTTCCACCAGCGGGCCTTGTTGCAATAGAAAAATATCCTGCGAGATTCGCATCCGTGGAATTTTCCTTGCCACCGAAAACAGAGGCGAATTGAGCCGATGATGTGTATAATCCACTATTCCATTTGGAGTGGAATCCCATGGATGCCCCATTGCCTGCGGAAAAACTATTCGTATTTGAAGCAAGCACAAGTGTCGTTGCAAAATTACCGCTTACGCTTGCTGTACCTGTTCTATTGTCTCCTGATACAATAGCGTAGTTTTCACTTATATCTCCCAAAGTTGGCTTCGTTCCTATTGATGTATAGTTTTCAAATTTAGCCGAAGGACTCGCCGTCCCCACCCCTACATTCCCACTACTCGCAGCGAAGACCGCCCCCGTGGTGTTGTAGATCGAGCCTGCGACTTGGAGTTTGTGGTCGCCTGCGTCGGTTGTGGTGCCGATGACTAATTCATTACCATTGTTGACATTCATTATTATGTCGCTGTATGTTTCGGACCCTGTGGTTCCTGTGAAAGTATAAAAATTCAATCCACCACCAGACCGACTTCCAATTAGTCCTCCGGCTCCTGCACCATTTTCAAATTGCATGTAAGTATCCTGAACGCCTGCCCCTTTGGCGAGAACCCTTACTGTTCCAGCGGATGGAACTCTGCTTGTTCCAAAACGAGCGGCGCCGCTTGCATAAATATTTCCTGTTGCTTGCAAAATGTACTGACCGCTATCGGCAGTCATTCCTAACCTGACTTCCCCATCATCAAATATCGAACTATTCCCAACCGCGGTAGACCCCGTGAACTTTGCAACGTAGTTCGTTGTCCCACTCCCCGTCACCCTGCTCAACGCTGCCACGGAGTCGATGCCCTTTTGCCTCCACGCCCTCGTACTCAACGCCACCGTGTCCGCGCTGACCGACCCTGTCGTGGTGATTGTGCTGAACGACATGCCCGTGCCTGCTGCGACCGATGTGACAGACCCCGACCCTCCCGCTGGGATGGCGGCCTTCTTGATGACCCCGTCCGCATCGGCGTAGAGCATGTTCATGCCCGTGGCGGTGCTATCTATCGTCCGCACCCTTGCCCGCCCGTTTACGTCCAGAGGGTGGGTGGGAGACGGCGTTGATATTCCGACCTCGCTTGTGGTGGCGTAGACGATGGAATTGCCCAAAGATGATGTCCCGGTGAACTTGGATAGGTAGTTTGTCGTACCCGTTGCAGTTGCCTTCGTGTTCGCGAGTGCAGCAACGGAGTCAACGCCTTTCTGTCTCCATGCACGGGTGCTGAACACGACAGAGTCGGGTGCAGCGACAAGCGATGCCACGCTATCTATCCCCTTCTGAACCCTTGCACGGGTGGCAATAGTTGCGGAGTCAACCGATAAGGTCTGTGTACCCTTCAGCAAGCCATAGCCTGCGGTTCTGACATAAGGAGACAGCATGGCGGTCGTATCCGTTTTGCGGAGGTATGGAGACAACATAGAGGTGGTATCGGCTTTACGGAGGTACGCGCCAAGCATCGTGGAGGTGTCCGAGATGTTGACCTTGAGGGCGATGACCGCACCAAGGGAGTCATCGCCCTTTTTCCTCCAGGCGCGGGTGCTGAGGACGGAGGTATCGGCCGATACAGACCCCGATGTCGTGATGGTGCTGAAGTTCATCCCCGTCCCTGCGCTGACCGAGAGGACGGTGCCGCCTCCGAGGGTGGAGATAAGTGTCACGAGGCTGTCCACCGCCTTCTGCCTGTATGCCCTCGTAGACAGCAAAGCCGTGTCCGTCCGTGTGGCTATGACCGCCCCGAGGCTGTCATCGCCCTTCTTCCTCCATGCACGGGTCGAGAACACCAAGGAGTCCACTACTGCCTGCGCCGTGATCTGCCGGAACCTCGAGGTCGTGCTGTCCCAGTAGGCGAAGTTATTCAGCTGAACGGAGAATATCAGCAGGCCGTTCCTCTTCGTCCCCGTCACGGCGTTGGTGTCCACCACCATGGGCGGCATCAGGCCCTTGTTCGCGCCGTAGCGGGGACCGACCGACAGGTAGGCGGCGGTGTCCGTGGGAGCGTTCCTTCCCACCGACATCTGGTTGCGGAAGATGTAGTCGGGCACAGGGTTGATCTGCTGACCCATGGCCGAAGTGGTAACAAAAAGTACCACTAAAATGTAACCGAGTATTCTCATTTCTGAAAGACTTTTATGACTTCTCCGAAGTTGAGCGTTGAGTCGAACCATATCCTTTGCGCCGACTCGTCGACGACCGCCTGTCCGGGCGTGACCGACCCCACCACGGGCAGGCCCGTGATGTTGGTGGATGTCGTCAGCGATGCGCTGTATGTGGAGGCCGTCAGCGGCTCGTTCAGGTAGTTCTGAACCGTGCCCACGATGGCGGTCAGAGACCCGAAGGCGTAGGACGCGGCGACGGAAGGGAGCACGGGGAAGGCCGTCGGGCTCTCCTGCTCGATGATGATGTAGTTGATGCCGCTGATTGTCACGTAGCGGCCCTTCTTGAACTTCTGCGTACCAAGCTGGGTGGTGAAGTTCACGACCGCGCCGGTGATGACCACTTGGAGCCTGTTGGTGCTCACGGCCGTGGTGGTGACCGTCGTGCCCCATGAGGCCGCGTCGATGGCCGACTTGAGGCCGTTCCTGACGGCGGCGGTGTTGTTGCCCGTCTGCACGGTGTACTTGGCGATCGTGCTGCCGTAGTAGACGCTGTAGGTGCTGCCCGCCGTCGGGGTGGGACCGAACTCGTAGAGGATTGTGCGGACGCCTCCCGAAAGAACGTTGGACAATGTTATCATCCAGTTGCCGCTCGACAGACTGCCCAACTTGACGCCGTACCACTCATAAGTGTAGACGTCGGCCACCTGTGTGCCTCCGAAGGCGTTGGTGTGCCGGACGCCGATGCCGTTGCGGTCGATGATGACCACGTCCTGCGCTATGACCCCCACCGTGTCGATGTAGGGCTGTGCGTCCGTTACCGTGTATGTCCTCGAGCCGTACATCAGTCGACGTAGATTGTAAGTATCCACTCCCCCGCTCCGAGCGCGAAGCCGAAGGTGAGGCTACCCGCCCCGCTGTTGTATAGCACCTGGTTGCCCGTTGGTGTGCCGGTATAGATGACCTCGAGGCCGATGCCGTTTCTCCTTACGTCCAACACGTCGACGCCGAGGATGGTGGAGTCTGAGATGACCGTTTCTCCGCCCGTGGCCGTGTACGACCAGCTGTCAACGTCGGTGAGCGGTGTGTCAACGACAACCTGGTCGAATGCCGGGTCGCCGTTGATCGTCAGCGTGAAGGTATAGGTGGCGGTCGCCCCGACCGTTCCCGAGATGGTCACCTCGTCGATCAGGCAAGGCACCTCGTAGGTTTTGGTGTTGCCCGACGGGTCGACCACGCTGTACTTGGTCAGGATGATAAAATGCTCCTTCAGCGAGTCGAGTAGGTCGAAGATGCTGTTTTTGCCGGAGTCCGCGACGACCTTGACCACGCCCGAGGAGGTGATGCTGCCCGTCGTGCGGCCGTAGATGTATGACCGCCATTTGCCGGACGTGTACGGCGCGAGCTCTATCTTGTCCGTGGTGTGGGAGATCGTGACGTCCTTCGAGCAGGCGAACGGGTAGAATGTCGTTCCCAGCTTGGCGTAGAAAATCACCCCGTCTCCGCGTACTACGTCAGACATGGCTTACTCATAGTAAAAGTCAAAGGTGTGAACGTCGCTGTCGCCCGGCACGTCCGGTTCGAAGGTTGCATCGTAGACCTCAACAAGGCTGGCCGACCAGATGCAGCTCAGAAAGTCAACCTCCCGGAGGTTGGTGATGGCGTATGTCTTGGTCGGCGCATCTTGAACAAATTTAAGGGTATTGATGATCCCTACGGGGTAATTTGTACCCCCGATATTCCACTTCAGCCCGAACAGGTTCACGTCGAGCTTGGTCTTGTACGAGCGGTTCATGAACCACCTGGCTATCGCGTGCTGACGCTTGAAGGTGTATCGCTCGGTGTTGTAGCGGCGGCGGTACCATTCGTCATTTGTCAAGGTGATGCCGTCGTCCTCGTAGATGGCACCCTTGTAGTTGTTTGTCTCCGCATCGTCAAGGAAGATGGTCTCGTCGAAGTTCTTGCTGACCTCTTTCGATATGGTATAGCGGTCGTAGTCCCCCTTGATCAGCCTCCGTCGGAGGTTCTGAATGCTGGGCTGCACGGTCATGTTGAGGTCCTTGAAATAGCGGAACAGGGCCCCAAGCACGCTCCAGTCGTGGACGAGGTAAAGACGCATGAAGCCGTTTGCCGGGATGGGGTCGAGAGCCGTCACGTCAAGGGTCGACCATTCCTCCCCGTCGTTGTTGCGTGGCACCGCGAGGGAGGAGGCCAATGGGAAATTACTGAAGGCGTCCCATCTTTTTGTCACGCTGTTGAGGCTGTATTTATTGCCGCTGAAGTCCTCGAACACGAGATAGGCGAGAAGGTCTCCCGTCGTGGTAACCGCCTGGTCGTTACGATGCTGGAAGGAGATTTGCACGTTGTCACCCTCCTGAACGTACACGATGCACGACTTCACCCAGCTGTCTGCCGATGGTTGCGGTGCGAGGACGAGGAAGTCGTCATCGGGTAAGTCGTTGGATTTGTAGCGTGTCCACCTCTCGAGGTCTTCCGGCACGGGCGTCGGGGATACGTAGACGTTTTTCTCCCACAGCCAGTTGACCACGCTGAACGCGTCGAACTCGACGCCGAGAATGGTGAACTCTCGCAATTTCACACCCTCCTGAAATGTCTGATTACAGAAGATTTGATCGAACTGCACCCAGTCGAACCGCACCGTCGTCTCCTTGCTCGGCTTCTGAAGCGTCTTGATCATCTCCGGCACGACGGGTTTGACCGACTCGTCCACCCCGACGCTGATGTCGTAGCGCTGGTTGATGCCCGTCCTCTGACCGACCACGGGCGTGTTCTGCCGGAAGCCGACGAGGTTGCCGGAGGTGAACATCTCCTCCAGGCGCAGGACGAACCAGTCCCCGTTCCATTGGAACAAGGTCGAGCTCCATGCGCGGTTGACCTTCTCGAGCACGGTGTAGGAGTCCTCGAACTCGCCCGGTGCCGTCTCGAAGGTGCGGGCGTCGATGGTGCACTGCTCTATGCCCGTCGTGTTGCTGGCCGAGGACATGGAGGTGTGGTACAGGTTGCTGACCACCCGGGATCGCAGGAACTGCACCACGGGCGTCTGCATGGCGTACTGAATATACTGAAAGGGCGTGAAGGTGCCGACAAGTCGCGCCCCATCATCGGAGAGCGGAATGTACTTCAGCCTCCCTATGCCGTCGTCGGCCCGGAGCGTCAGGATGTGGTTCTGCGCGATCCACGTCTCCTGGATGTCCTCCTGAGATAGGTAGCCGTACCAGTAGCCCGTCCATTCGCCGAAGTCGAAGCGCACGACCACGTCCTCGTCGTTGTCGGTGATGAAGTCCTCCATCTTGACCCCTGCGGCGGACGCCAGCACCTCGATGGTGGCCTGTTGCGGCCTGACGGGTTTGAAGAGGTCTTGGTCGGTGTTGAACTCAGAGAGGACGAACGGACGGGCCCCGCCGTAGAGCAGGATGGGCTCGTCCTCGTAGTCGGCGTAGAGGAAATTGACGGAGCAGGCGTCACCCTGCACGTTCTCAAATTCAAGTTTGAACTTCAGCCCCATTATCCGACCCTCCCGATTCTTGCGTTACCTTGATTGAGAACACCCACGAGGTCGGGTCCACGCTGCACGAAAACCACCTGTCCCGCGAGCTGGATGCCTCCGCCGTTGATGCCCGCCGCGCCTGAGAAGGTGGGGGCGGCTGATCTTCCAACGCCGCCACCGCCACCGAGCAGGGACGGCAAAAAGTTGCGGAATAGGCCGCCAAACCCACCCGTGGCACCTTGCGCCGCACCCGCGACGCCGAGAGCCGCGCCTGCTCCCGGTATCAGGGAGAGGATGGCGGCGAGGATGGCGGCCTTCGCCACCGTCGCTACCAGCTGCACCACGAGGGCCTTGAGCGACTGCCCGAGGGCCTTGAAAATGTTCTGCCCATTCTCGATGGCCCCGAAGACGGTGTTGATGGCTGGGCCAAGCAAATCGTTGAAGTCGGTCACGAGGCCCTTGATGCGTTCCTGAAAAGCGGCGGCATTCTTGTCCGCCTTCTCCAAAGAAAGCGCACCCTGTATGAGCGCGAGCGGATCAAATGGCAAAGCCCTCGGCTCTGCGCCTGCCGGGTTCTCGGTTTGGAACTGCTGCGTGATGTCCGTGTCCGATTCCGTCGGCCTTCTCAGACGGGCGAGGCGCAGCTGAAGCTCGTCCCATTCCTTCTTCTGCTTGGCGAGCTCCGCGGTCAGAGAAGCCTGCGCGTTCTTGTTTATGTTGGTCGCGCTGGTGTTGTTTGTCAGCGCGGTGCCTGTTTGGTCTATGCTTGCCTTGGTGCTGTTCTGCGCCACCAGGGCGTCGGCGAGAGCCTGCTTGAGCTCCTTGTATTTTTCAATGGCGAGGAACTGCTTTTCCCCTATTTCATTGAACCGTTCGACCGCAGCCGCCGCATTTTGTATCGGCGCAACCGCTTCTTGATAGCTGGCACCGAACCTTGTCAGAGCTTGGAAACTCCTTTGTGATGCTCCATTGCCACTCTCGAGCGCCTGCGTGGCGAGCCTTGCCGCCTCGTTTATTTCCTCGAGTGCCTTCGCCTGCCGCAGGAACTCCTCGGTGAGATTCTTGACCTGTGCGGCCTTGACAAGGCTGTCGATGTAGGCGTTGACCCTGTTGGTCAATTGACCCGTGAGCAGAGCCTCCTGCGTCAGGTCGCCGAAGTATTCCTTGTTCGCCGCCTTCAGGCCGTTGAGCGCGGTGACCTTCTCGTTGCGTGTGGACGTTTCGCTTTGGATGATGCCGATGAGCGTCGTCACCTTGACGATCTCGTCCTGCACCGATGCCGAACTCTCGCGGCGTACTTGCTCGAGCGTCCTTGCCCCTTCGACCAGCTTCTCGTAGGCCTTGACCTGGTCGTTAATGGTCTGCCCGAGCTTGTCCTCCTTCCCTATCAGGGCGCTCACAGCAGCCCCAAGGCTGCCATATTTCTGTATCGCAAGGGTGATGCCGGTGCTCACCGTTGCGAAGGCGAGAGCGAGGCCTGCTGGGCCTATCAGTGCACCTCCGAGCGCTTTGAGTGCGCCACCGACGCCGCCCGAGGCGCGGGTAAGACTACCGAACGACTGAACCAGCGGGTCAAGGTTGTTCTGAATGGCTATGAAACCGAAAGGCAGGTCGCTCGCGATCCTGCCCAAGTTGGTGAGAGACTGTCCCGCCTGCCCGACGGCGGCCGAGCTGCGCCGGGCCGTCGCGTCGAAGTCCTTGACCGCCTTCTCCGCACGGTTCAGCCCTTGCTGCAAGCCCTGTGTGTCGGCGCCTATCTGTAACTGTAGCTGGTCAGCCATCCTTCTTCTTTAGCTTGTCGAACATTTTGGCGATGTCGTCCTCGGTCATTCTTGCGACATCGTCACCAGGCAGCGGCCACAGTTCCTCGGGCGTCTTGGCGCCCTTCTTCGGGTCGCCCCACATCCGCGCCATCATGAACATCAGCAGGCGGGTCTGTCGGTACTGACTGAGAAGGCGTTCGTTGTAACCCTTCATCGTCAGCAAGACCTCGGAAAAGGTCATCGCATCGTACCCGTCCGCCCCTATCTCACCCGTGACGTGCGCCCTCAACTCTTCCCAGCCTTCCTCGGTTTCGAGGTCGAACTTTTTTTTTCGTCCCCTTCCGGCTGCTTGCCCGTCACCGCCCTGCTCTCGTAGAAGGCTTTGACGACCTCCGTGAACTGCTCGGGTTCGTTGATGTGCTCGTCCACCCACTCGACCACTTCCTCGAAACTGAAGTCGGGGTCTTCGCGTTTGATGTAGGCGTTGTTGAACAGGCCCCAGTACAGGATGACCGGCACGAGGGCGTAGTCGATACTCTCGCCCAAGGTCGCCCCGAGCTTCTGCGCGTCCATCGTGATCCTGTGGACGGCGAGCATGCCGAACTTGAGGCCACGCTTTCGCCCAAGTATGTCCATCTGGACGTATCCATTGCCCATAGGCTGGTTGGTTTAGGTTTGGTTACGGAACGATGTCGAGCGTGCCCGTCGACTGAATCGTGCCGGAGAATGAGATGTACGCACCGCCTGCCGCATCCTGATTGAGCGTGAGGTCGGTGAAGAACGCCTCGCATTCGTGGTGATAAGCGGCACCAAGGGAGGAGCCGGTGACCACGGGCGACGAGAAGCGCACCTTCACCTTGGTTTTGGCGACGATGGCGGAAAGGCAGTCGTCGTACGATGCCTGCGACACGGTCGGGCTGACCTCGCATACCGCGTCGAAGTCGAAGCTGAAACCCGGCTCGCCGACGCTGGTCAGCTTGCCGCAGTTGGTCTCATCCTCCGTCACAGCCACGGTCGTATTGACCGAGGAGGTGCGGAGGCAGACGAGAGCCTTGTAGCTCGAGCCCGCCCCGGTGAAGTCGACCTCGATGTTCTGAAGTGTTCCTTGGATCTGTCCCATTTCTATTTTTGGATTAAGGATTGAGTGAACCTGATGATTTTCCTGACGATATGATACGCCCCGTCCTGCTCCTGCAAGTAGCGGGCCGACTCGATGGTCGGTGCGATGATTTGATAGTTGGCGTCGGTCACGGTCGAGGTCGGCAGGGCGAGGATGGCGTTTTGTACCAGCTCGGCGATGTCGTCGACCGCGTCCAGGTCCATCTTCTTGTACTGCTTACACACCACGTCAAGCGCGACGGAGCCGTCGTGGATGAAAAGCTGGTTGTTGCCCGTTTGGCTGTAGTCGACGGCGTTGATGTAGACATACCTGTCGGGCGTCGTCTCGAACGGCACGTTGTCGTACACGGTGACGGCCTGCCCTTGGTAGGTCAGGTTCGCCAGCGCGGCGGTGTATGCATCTCGTATCGCCCTACCTGGGTTTTTCAACGACCTTCTTTATGCGTTCGATGATCTTTTTCCTGTTCTCGACGTAGGCGGGGTAGAGGAACGGTTGCGGCGCAATGCCGTTGCGATAGATGCTGCGCGCCATCATGAATGCACGGCCCTTGCTCTTCTTGTCATTGGCGTCCCACAATCCTTTTTTCCCACCCCATTCGAGGATCGCCAGCACCATGTCGGCAAACTTGCCTTCCTTCTCCCTTCTTCGGGTTTTGATTTTGGCAGCTATCTCCTGCATGGCCGGAGGTATCTGCACCTTCCCACGGGTGCCGAACTCTATGAAAGGCGCATGGAAGGCGTTGAATCCAACCTCGAACCGAAGTGGAGCTATCTGCTTGGCATATCTCGATCCTGCCAAATTTCCGCTCACGAAAAGGTCCTGCCTTTGCAGATTCCTTTCCGCTGATATGATAATGTCGTTGGCCCCCGCCGCCAGCTCGTCCTCCACGTCCTCCGCCACCTGACCGCCGACCTTCGCCAGGCGGTTGATGGCGTCTTGGACGCCGTCGAGTCTGAAGGTGATGATGCCCTTTGCCATCAGATGACGAGCTTCTTATGGTAGGATGTCATAAGTTCGGGGAAGTCGGTGAGGGTCGCCGCCTCGTTGGAGAGGTCGATGCCCCTGTTTTGATAAGACCATGCGACGATGCGCTTGAGGTCGGTCATGTAGTCCTCCGGGACCGTGGTGTAGCCACACTGAAGCAGTATCTCGTGGATGCCAGGGTAGTAGACCATCAGCTGGTCGCCGTACTGCTTATAGTCGACACAATCGCCGTCCATCGTAACGCTGACCACTCCCTGCACGGGGCCGGGGAGTTCGTACCAGTCATGGGCGGTCATCTCCACGACCAAGTTGATGACCTTCGTCCCGAGCTGCCTGCCCGTGAAATTCTCGAGCCACAGCCGGGCGGTCACGATCAGGTCTGAGATATACGCATCATCGTCCGTGAAGTTCACCTTCATCGCCGCCTTCGCCTCGGCCAATGACAGCGGCTCGCTCGTCAGGTCCTGCTGTATCTCCTTGGCTATCAGAAGGTTCATCGGTAGGTGGCGATTGCGTTTTGCATGAATTTTTCGAGGTGGTGTAGGTTCTTTTTCGGGTCCAGGGCGGCTGCTCGCTCCTTCGCTTTCTTAGATGCGGCGGCATAGATTTTCTTGTCATCGAGCCGCTTTATGGCCTTGACCCAGTCGATAATCTTGCTCCTGTCCTGTATGTAGTATCCCGCCTCTCCGCAATTCTCAAGCAGACCAGGGGTACTCGTACAAATCACAGGGATGCCGCTACACATGGCCTCGGTGGCCGTCCGCCCCCAGCTCTCGTACTGGCTCGGCATTATCAGAATCCTCGTTCTCTCATAGACCTTCTTGATGTCGGGCTGCTTCGGTAGCACCTCAACGTTTGTCGGCTGGTTCGTATGCTGCCCGTCCTTGTGCGGCTCGCTGTAGGACCCAACAACCCCGATAAACTTTCGGTCGGGCATGGCCTCGGCTATTGCGCGGAGGATGTGCCCACCCTTGTTGGTGTCCAAATTTATCAAAGTGATGGCGTCATTGGTCGAAGAATCTTTGCCTACGTTATACACATCCGGGTCGACGGGCGGAGGGAGCACCATGCTGGCGTGCGGATACTTGAGCTTGTCGGCCGCCCATTGTGCGTTATACACGATGTGCTGAGGCTTCTCGGCCTCCATGATATGGATGTACGGGTGGGTGTTGTGGATCAGGTGCACCACCGGCACCCGCTGCACCGCCGCCATGTGTATCGTCCACGAGGTGTAGTCCAGGTGGGTGATAACCACGTCAGCCCACCGGAAAAGGTTCATGATTGTGTTCTGGTCGGGCGGAAAGACGTCAACGTCGTCGTAGATGTAGTGTTCGGTGATTTTGTACTGGTTCGCCTGGTGGAGCAGCACCTTGACCGTGTGCCCTTGCTTCTGCATATGTTTGAGGATTCCGTGCAGCATGAACTCGGCACCGCAAAGGTGCTCGGGCGGGTACAGGTGGACTGATGCGAGGATGTTCATTGGTCGGTTTTTTGGTATTCCATCTCAATCAACAGGTCGATGTAATGCTTGGCCTTGAGTAGGTCCTCGATGCCGTTTTTCATCTTGTAACGGCAGATGTACTTGATGACGTTGCCCTCGATGTATGGGATGCCGTTCACGTGGATGAACTCGATGGGTTGAATGGTGAACTCCTTGTAGTGTCCGCCACCTTCCTGCTTGTCCAATGCACTCATATTACCGTCCATGAATTAGGGTAGATGTCAAGGGTGTCGAGATGGGCGGCGTCAGGTCCGAACCATTCGCTCGGTGCGATGACCTCGCCGCCAGCCAGCCATGCCGCCCACCAGCTGAAGGTGCTGTTGGCGATGATGTGGGCGTGGCACTTTTTCATTCGGCGGAACGCCTGCCGGGTGTCCCCGTGGAAGAGGACATCGTCGGGGCCAAGCAAAGGCTTGAGCATCTTCCACGCGCGCTCGGGTTCGTCAGAGAAGACCATGAAGCGGCCCTTCATCCTGTGCATCGCCGACCCGTAGTAGTCGTAGGGGCAGATGGGATGGTAGGAGCTGCCATAGTCGCCCATTCTGACATGTACGGCTGTATAGGGCACCTTGGCCTTGTCGTCGTCCATGGCGAACAGCTCCCGAATGTAGTCGGCGCAATGGGCGAAGTAACGCTCGCTCTGCATGTGACCGACGAGGCTGACGTCGTCGGGGTGGTTGAGGCCATGCCACCCCCAAGGGATGTGGTAGTCGGGGAGCTCTCGGTCAAGTCGCGGCACATGTTTCCAATTCGGAAACCATTCGCCTACGCTCACGTCCTCCTTGCTTCCGAACCGCTCAGCCGCGTCGTGATTGACCCATTCGGGAAAGGCGTATTCGTAGCCGTTGGCCTTGGCGATGCCGATGGTTGAGGCCACCTGGAACATCTGATTCCCGAGGCGGCCGTAGCGGCCGAGCTGCGCAAAGGTCACCATTCGTCGTTCCTTTTTCGGTGATGGTGGAAGATAACCGGATAGTCATCCGTGTAGGTGCCTTTGTCGTATACGAACGCCCCACCGTTGTACATGGCAGGCCACCAGTGCAGCTTCAGGTTCATCGCCTGCGCCACGGCCGTCAGTATCGCCTGATCGTGGCGGTGCTCCCGGAAGAATGGGTATTGATTGGGTCCGCAGTTGTCGTCGATTTGGTTCCCGTATTGGCATTGCTCGAGCCACTCCTCAACGAGGTACATGGCGTTCTCGCTGTTCCTCAAGACCATTGCCGAGGCCTGCACCTGATGGCCGTCCTTGCAGTTCAGCGCGTCGAAGACCTCGCGCTTGCACCAGTCGCGGTGTAGGTAGTGGTTGCCAAAGAGGAAAATGTCCTCGCCGTTGCGCTCCATCTCGTCGATGATGCGGTTGATGTTGGCGACAAACTCCACGCCTGCGTCGGTGTAGACGATGTAGTCGCCCGGCACGGTAAAGTCCATCAGGGCCCTGTGGATGATGTACGGCTTCCATAGCCAGTACCCCGCCCCCCTCGGCTGCTCGAGGATGTGCCGGTTGTGTGCGGCGAAGTCCGGGTCGATGTCGATGTTCAGCGTCGCATCGCAGCCATGCCGTAGGGCGGAGGCGCGACAAATGTCCAGTGATTTAGACATATTAATGGACGCGTAGGAGACGTGGTAGATCATGGCTGGCTGTGGACTTTATTGTAATAGTCTTCGGCATCTTTATATCTCGGTTTTGTCAAATATTCTTTGTCCAAAGTATGATAAATGCCCTCGTTCCATGCTGCGATTATCTGCTCTTTCTCCATTTGTAAAACCTTTTCAATTATGTCATCTTCCGCATAAATCATGTGACCGCATTTAGTAGGTGTAATTTCTAATTTTTCACCTTTTCTAATTAATTCAATCAAATACTGTACTGCTGTTTGTTTACTCATGGTATAGTTTTTAGGTAGTCCTCACTCGCTTGAAAGGTGTCCGTGTAGTCCACGTTCCTGTCCCACAGGTCGGAGCGGGTCGGCCGCTGGTAGGCGAGGAATGGAGAGCAACAGAAGGCTTGCATAAGCGACAGCTTGGTGTCGAGCCATGCGTCGTACATGGTCTCTCCGTCGTAGTTCCTGGCAATGTAACCCGCGACACCCTTGTCGTAGGCGATGGCGTGGGTGCAGTAGGCGTTTGTGATGGAGTACCAGTGCTCGTTCTCCTTCTCGGGAGGCGTGAACTCGGGAGTCGGCTTCAGGTTCGCCCCGAAATAAAGGAGGTCCCACTGCTCAGGCGCCGCCCGCATGATGCTATCGAGCTTGTCGAGGTTGCGAAGGTCGCAGTCGTCCTCGAGAACCAAGAGCGTGTTAAGGTTGCTCTCGGTGAACTGCGTCAGTATCGCCTTATGGGAGAGGTTGAAGGACTTCTTGGGGTTCTCGTCCTCGATGGCGTAGAACCATTTGAACGAGAGGCCGATCTCCTCAGCCATCTGCGTGAAAAGGTACTGCCTGTCGATGCGCTTTTTTTGGGTTAGCACCACGACCTTGTCGAAGTGTTGGTTTAGGCTCATGTGTCAAAAATAGCAAAAAAAGGAGACCGGCACTATGGCCGGCCCCTTTCTTTGTGGCTTCCCGGAGAGGGTTAGGAAGCGGTGCCCGTTGCGCCGTAGACGGCAGCGGTGGGCTGGAAGGCGAGGAGCTCGATGCGAGCCTCTGCCCTGTAGGTGATCAGGTTCTTCACGAAGTCGTCCTCGTTGAACTCGGTGCTGCGTACCTGAAGACCGCTCGCCTGGGCGATGCCGAAGGCGTTGGTGTTCATGACGTAGAACCTCGAGCCGGTCACCTGGCTGTGGGGAACGACGGGGATGCCGTTGATCCTGATGGCACCGGACTGGTCCACTGCCACGGAGGCGGGCACGGAGAAGTCGCTGGGCTTGGTCAGAAGCAGCGTGCTCCATGCAGGCCAGGTGGTGAGGATCAGGTTCGCGTTGCCGAGGCCGAGGTTACCGTGCTGCGCGATGCCGTCGATCATCTTGGCGACGGTCAGCGTCTGCGAGGTGGACAGGGCGGTCGAGTTGGTCGCGATGGAGTTCAGGAAGCGCACGTTGACGGCGCGGTTCCAGTCCTCGATCAGGCTCTGCGACAGATAGGACTGGAGGAAGGGAAGGTCCTGCAACATCTGACGGCTTACGCGAGCGTAGCCGGCGATGAATGGGACGGACACGTTCACCATCTCCACGTCGTAGTCGACCTGCGCCTTGGCACTGCCCTCGGTCTGCGCGCCGAAGGAACCCTCACCGACGGGGCTCTTGCCCCTGGGGAAGGTGACGTTGCCGGTGGCGGTGGGCACGATGCGGAAGACGTCATACAGGTGCGGGTTGAAGAACGACCTCATGATCGGGTTCTGCACGTAGGAAACCTGGCTGGTTCCGGTGAGGTTGTCGATCATGGTCATGTTGCCGACGATCTTCTGCGAGGAGAAGGGCTTCTCGTTGCGGATGCTGTCGAAGTTCTCGGCGACGATGTCCATGACACCGCTCTTCATGAAGTCGGAGTTGTTCCACCCGGCCTTCTCGATGGCACCGGCCACCATCTTGCCGTTCTTCGCGGCGAGGGCGTCAACCTTTGCCTTGAGTTCGCCGAGCGTCTCGCTCTTCTTGGCGGCGTCCTCGTTGAGCTGGGCCACGTCGGCGGCCAGCTTGCTGTCCAGCTTGGCGACGTCGGCCGCCAGCTCTTCCTTGAAGCCCTTGATCTTGGGCTCGAGGGTCTCGATGATTTCTTTGATCTCGCTCATTGTTTGCGGATTAAAAGTGTTTGAAAATGAGTATGTCTACAGCCTTCTTCAGCGCATCGCTCGACTTCTCTTCGACCTTTGGCTCTTCCGGTGCGTCAACCGCTTCCGGCAGGCTACTCAAGTCCTCAATCAGCTGATGCAGCTGCTTTATTTCAAGTAACAAAAGCTCTATCGTTTCGTCGGTGGCGTCCGTGCTCTTCACGAACTTCTCCAGCTTCTTCAGCCGCTCCACGCGGTCGGCCACCGTCCGCCCTTTCATCCCGAGCATGGGTGTGTACTCGTTGGCACCCCATGACGTCAGGCTCGATCCCTCGAACAGCTGGATGTCAAGAAGCTCGTTGGCGTCCGCGCCCTTCTTCTCGTTCTTGACCGAGAACCCGATGGAGTGCTCCTGTACCAACCCGCTCTCCACCATCTTGATGAAGTCCCGGCCGAGATTGTGGGTGCCGACCTTGCTCTCGTAGTACAGCCCGTACTCGTCCTCCTTCAGGACCTGTATCTTGCCGAGCGGCTGGCGAGGGTCATGGTTGAGGAGGTGCTTGATCCTGCCCTTGGGAAACCATTCGTCTAGGCTCTTCCTGAACGCTCCCGGCCGGATGATGTCTCCGTCGCTGTCCTTGATGTTAAAGGCCGAGAAGTATCCCGTCACGACGCCCTGCTTGGCGTCAACGTCCTTCACGTCCTGGTTCAGTCTTTTGTAGCCGTATATCATTCGTATGCTTTTTTCGTCTATTCGTTTCAGCTTGGCGATGGCCCAATCTATCCCTGCGTCTCCGCCCCATGCGTCCCACATAATCCCGCCGCACCCCTCGCTGTACGGCACGTCCTTGTTCTGCTGGTGGCGCTTGAAGGACGCCATCCGTGCGATCGTGTCGCGCGAGAGGCGCTCTCTGTTCGCCAACTGCCGGGCGCGGGTCCATCCTACATCCGTGCCACAGCTCGACCCGTTCTCCTCCTTGTACTTTAGAGCACGTTTGGCGTTGTTGCTTGCGGCCTCCGGATAGTCGTTGTAGGTGTCCTCCTTCAGGTTCTTCGCGTCTTCCTCCGCCGCCAGGTACGCGACATAGGCGCGATCGGCGGCCCCCTCGCTGGTGTACATGCAAGGGCCGTCGCCTATCCTCCATTTTCCGTTACCGCATTTCTCTACTGGCATCTCCGTCTATTTCGTTGTCAATCTTTCCGCAGTACGGGCAGAAGTGCACCGGGTTCCATTCGTAACCTATCCCCATCGGTTTGACCGTGCCGTCCATGCTCGCCATGTCCTGCCATTTACAGCCGCATGAGTTGCACTTCAGGGCAACCTCGTAGGCTATCCTCGGTAACTCACTTTCTGACGAGTCTGCCATTTGCGTCTCTTTTTGCCTCGAAGACCACCACGCAGCGGCAGTTGATCGTGAAAGCCGCCGGGGCCAGAGGGTCGCCCGGTTGCTGCGCCACCGCCGTGATGCCGTTGGTCCTGCCTGCCTGCTCGAACGGCTCAAGGAACTCCCTGCGCTGGCCGTCAAGTATCCAATGGTCGTACTCGTCCTTCTTGCCGTACGTCCGAGTCAGCCTGTCCTGACCGCTCACCCACACCTTCACCGTCTGAAAGCGCTGCTTCTCGGCGGCGGTCATGCTGCCGATGTTGGCGGCTCTGCCTATCTCGGTGCGTGCTATGGTTAGCGCCCTTGGGTACTGAACGATCCACGACGCCTCCATCGCCAGCGCGATTTCCCTGAACGACCTCTGCTCAAGCTCACCCTGCTGGATGATGTCGAGGAGAACCTGTTTGGTCGTGTCGTCCATCCGCGTCACCAGCGACAGGGCTTGATTGCCCAGTATGTTGACAATCATTTGCAGCACCTCGGCGTTGAAGAAGACGTCCTTGCGTTCCTCCTTCGCCAGGTAGCGGTTCGTCTGAATGGCGAACTGCAACCCCGCCTTCTTGTACATGTCCATCAATAGTTCGATGAACCTGTCGTTGAACAGCGGTGCGCTACCGATCGCGGCGTTGAACCCGACCTCCTCGGCCTTGATTATCAAAGAGCTAACCTGTTCTTTCAACAGGCGTTGAATCTTCGCCGCGTAGTTCAGCTCCAGCCTGCGCATCTGCCTTGCCGCCTGTAGCCAGTATCTCCTCCGCTCTCGAAAATTCATCTATCAGTTTTAGTCGGTAGGCGGCACGTGCCGCGTCCCGGAACCTTTTCTCCGTGATGCAGGTCCATTCGGTTTTCAGTTTTGGGAACCGCTCTTTGACCAGTCGATCAATGAGTTCAGTATCCATACATCCTCCGATTTTCGATAGACGACGGTCTCCTGCTTGACCACTCCGTCCGTGTAAAAGAACCAGTGGGTGATCTCCTCAGATACGGTTATCGAGATCGTCGTCACTGCCCAAATCCATTCCGGCCTGCTCCAACGGAATCAGACCCTGTGACACATAGCTCATGTCGTATGCCCCCGCCTTCGGCTCGTAGTTCATGGCGATGCGCTTCTCGTCCATGGTAAGCCATGAGGCGTTTACAAGCGAGTTGACCATCTTCTCCATGTCCCTTTGAAGCTCGGGAAGAGCCGAGATGTCGAAGTCGATGAACACACCCGTCTCTCCCATCCTCGTAACCAGCCACCTGTTCAGCTCGTCGCGGAGCTGGGCGGCCATCGGCACGATGGTGTTCGTGACGAGGTCGCGCAAAGCGTTCTGATAGTTGTTGTCCGCCATGTTGTCCGGGCTGAACAGCACCACCGGCATGCCGAACACCCGGCACCACTGCTGCAAGCTGAACTGCATGGTCTCGATAAGGGCCATATCCCTGTTGGACAGGCCGAAAGACAGATAGTCGAAGCTCGATTGCAGCATCGCCACCTGTCCCATCCTGTCTTGGTTGTTGATACGATCGGCGAGGGCCCTCTGCATCTTGGCCGCCTGCTCCTCGCTTATGGGAGGCAGGACGTTGCCGACGGGCCTCGGCACCAGCGCCCCCTTTGCGCCTCCATTGGCCATCTGCGAGGCGGCGGCCTTTTGCGCCTCCCGGCCCATGAGGTAGGTGTTCCATGCCGCCTTGATGGGTGAGACGCCACGAAGGTGGCTGCGCGTCACGCTGTCGAAGTTGGCGGTCCAGCTCTTCCACTGCATGACGTCGTCCTTTTGCAGGACGATCTTACCCGTGCCGACCTCCATCTCCCACGCGGCGACCCCGTACAGGTCGTCCTTGTCGGGAATGAGGCCCATGTATTGGGAGGGCAGGATGAACATCTCCACGAACTCCCTGTCGAGGTTGCCATCGTTGCCCCATATGAACCCCTCCCCCGAAAGGAAGCGGTAGCCGAAGAGTTGCTCGAAAAACTGGTCCTGGCCTTGATATCCGTTGGGTCGCTTCAGAAGCGCGGCGGTCGGGCTGTTCTCGACGATCATGTTCTCGTCGTATGCCGCCTTGCGCTCTATCAGGGCGCGTTCGTAGGCGCCCCTGTTGCCCATGCCTTTCGACAGGCTCTTGTAGCGCTCCAGCGCGAGGGCCGCCTTGTTGCCGCCGTTCTTGCGGTACACGTACCACGGGATGCTCGCCGCCTTCCGTGCCAGGAAGGAGACGACCGCATAGACGTCAGCGTTGTTGTCGTAAGCGTCGGTGTATCGTTGGGCGTCGAAGGTGGAGAGGACGGCGGAGGCGTTGACGGGCAGCATCTGCTGTGGCTGCTGTGGGTTAAAGCCCTTTCGCTGGAGGTATGAGTCGATGAACCTGTCGAATATTCCCATCACATGACGCCCCATGTAAGCTGGGGCTGCTTTAGTTTGGTGAACACCGCGTATCGCATCGCGTCAACGGCGTGGTCGTTCAGTTTCACGGGTTCCTTGTCTATCACCTGTCCGTCCTTGTCGGTTTTCCATTTGTAGCTCTTCAGCTCCGCGATCAGGTTGGCACTTCCGGCGTGGACGTAGAGCGGAAGGCTCTTCACCTTCATGATTCCCGCGTAGACGTCCTTGTCGGCGGGCTTGACATTCCATCCGCACCTGTACAGTTCCTCGATGCTTTTAGGCTCCGCCGCGTCGCAAAAAATCTCGTCGTACTGCCCTATGCCCATGGAAGGCATCAGGCTGGTCAAGTCGTTCGTTGTGAGGTTGGATAGGTAGAGAAGTTCCTGGATGTACAGGCTGTTGTCGTGCAGGACGGCTTTTACGATCGCCGTGGGGTTTCGGTATCCGAAGTCAAGTCCGTAGAAGGTCTCGCCGTCGGGCATGGCGTCCGTAATGCGCCAGTGCGTGTATATCTGCTCCTGACTCGCGCCCCTCTCACCAAGACCGAACACCTTCCACATCATCGGGTCGGCGTCTCGGTAGGACTCGATCACACCGCGCTGCATGTCGCTAATATGCGGGTTGTCCCGATAGGTGCTCACGATCTTGACGGAGTTGTCTCCATCTGCGATGTGGTAGGCGTACGAGTCGAAGTCGGCCGGGTTCAAGTCCGTGATGACCTTGTGTGTGGTCCGCATGTCGAGCTGGTCGAAGAGGGGCTTGCTGATCAGGTTCGCCTCGTTGACGAACAGGATGTCTCGTGCCGGTCCCCTTGCACGGCCCGGGTCCTCCAGGCCGATGAACTCGATGTATGAGCCGCTGTCGAAGGTGTACACGCCGTCGGTCTTATTGTGCATGTTCTCGTCGTACCACTCCCATGAGTTCAGTATGTCGAAGAAGTCCCGCATGGCTCCCCGTTTCAGGTGAGGCAGGCTATGCGAGACGATGCTGATCTTCGTCTTGGGATGCGAGTCGGCCCAGTATATCAGCGCCTGAAGTATCCCGTAGGTCTTGCCCGAACGTGCACCCCCCTCGTGGCAGATGTACCGCTTCGTCAAATGTAAAAGAGCTCTTATGGTTCGGTCACACGACTTCGTCGCCTTGACCGTTATCGTCCGATGTGCCATGTAGGGCTATGCTGACTGACGGCTTGAGCGTCATGGTTGTTTCGTTCTTCACCTTCGTTAGCGTGACCTTGTCGACCTCGTCGTCCTCGGCTATAAGCTTGAATGCCGCAATCTGTAGAGCGGGGTTGTCGCCCTCGATCCACTTGCGTTTCATCTTGTTCTTCAGGCTGATTTTGATTTCGTTGACCTTTTCTTGGAACACGTCTAACTTGTCGAGTTCCCAGTTGTAGAATGTGGCCCTGCTGATGGGCAGATACGCCACCAAATCGGTCACGCGGGTGATCTGTTCATCGTCGATTACCCTCAACGCCTGCATGATTACATCCTCCCTGTCGTACGCCATCGCGGCTAATTTACCACGACTTCAGACACAAAACGCGCACTATGCAAAAGTGAGGGATAACTCACAGCATCTCTGAGTCCGGGTAGCGCTCCTGGATGTATGCAAAAAACTCCTCCTTGGCTATGTGCTCGGGGATGAGAACCGTCACCGCCTGGTCGTATGTGCGGATGTAGGGCAAAAGCCTTCGGTCGTTCAGAATCGTGTTGAACTTCTCGGATGCGAGGATGTCTCCGCTGTCCAGTAAGTCGTTGATGCGGGTGATGCCGTGGATCACCGTGCTGTGGTCCTTGATGGCGTCACCAAAAACCTCGCTGATCGATTTGAAGGACATCTTCAGGTGTTCCCTTAGCAGTTTGAAAGCCAGCTGCCGGCCGAGTACCACGTCGCGCTCCCTGCACCTTTTGGTGATGTTGTTTACCCCGCAGGCATGCTCGCAAACGAGAAGGATGGTCTGAATAGACATGTTGTCACTGATTGGGCTCATTTTTCCTGTTTTTTGGGTGAAGTGCGCCTTTTGTGCGCGATGCGCCTTTTTTTGGCGTTTTCCTATTACTTTATAATTTGATCTTTCTCTCTTGTATAAGTAGAGTTTTAAAGATACCTCTT